TTATATTCCCATTAGTTTTTCCAATTGCTTCTCAAATTTTTCTTTGAATGAATTTAGTTTTATTAAAGTTGTAATCTCACCTGGCTTTGAAGGAATAAGATGATTAATAACCTCTAAACAAAGCTGATAGACTTTAATCACAACTGAAAGCGAGGTTATGCCAACACTCTGGGAACCTTTCACATAGACCCAGTCATCGCTACTGAAATAAATAGAGCCACCATGATGGCCTAAAATCTTATACGGTTCCCCCACAAAAAATTCATCAAGATTCGCAGGGTTGAAGTCACCGAAGTCAATATCCAATAATTTTTTAATTGCTTTGTTTTTCAATAAAAATGCGTTTTCTATTTCAAATCTAATAAAATGGTGTTTAATGAAATCTATTTCAGGGAATATTTTCTTTAGCCAAAACCCTCGAAGCCTTCCGTTATGCTTCAAATAATTATTTATTTCAAAAAATAAATCGTATCTTTCATTTATAATAAAATTCAAATATAAGTCAAACTTTTGTTCACATTGTTCAGTATGTTTTTTTTGAGCAATTACATCGCCATTAATCAACTCACCAATTTTGTACTCTTTGAAAATCTCAGCTTTCCTATTAATATAATTAGATTTATTAAATGCTCTAAACTCTACTTTTTTCGGTGCCTCGATTACCGTACCGATTAAAGAGTATATGACATTTGAAAAATAATACTCTATCAAAGTTGTCGCACTGTTAATCAGCGTATCGAAAAGATAGTAGGTTTCATCTTCAAGATCATTAACATGCTGATCTTTATGGAATTTTTCCATAAATTTTTCTGCGCACCACATGACCTTTGCAAGCTGATACTCCAGTGATATCTCATACCCTACTTTCACAGGAATCGTAGCAATCCTCGGTTCTCCGCCAGGAAGTATCATAAATCATTATCCATATAAATTTCAATAAGTTAAGCAGATCTCTCAACCTTAGAGATAACACCATGTAAAAAAAGCCTCCTTACGGAGGCTTTTTTACCGTCCATTAAACGGATACTACCTATCAGCGCACGCAGCTTCCCTTGCGGGGAACCTTGTTTACTTTTGGCTTAGGCTTGGGTGATGTAAAACTAGGATGTACCGGTTGAACGCTTGTAATCATAACATTGTTAGTCACTTGCGTTACATTCACGTTGAATAGGTATGCGCCGTTGAAATTCAATTTTGCTTCCCCACCAGGTACAGGCGCTGCAGTAAAAAACATACCAAAACAAACAGCAACCCACCACTTACTTCCTTTACTTCCTTTATTACCATGCTTCATGATACGTACCTCATCATATGATGGGCACTACTCTCTATCTGACTGGAAAGCTTCAAGAGAGGAAGACTTACAAATTTTGTCTAATGTGTAATCTTGCGGCCCGGAATTGAGGGCCTTAACAATCCTCAGTTCCAGTCCCTACAGCGCCATAAACTCACCACCGCTGGTTTGTTAATGGCATAGCGAAAATGGCCCCAGCTTTACTACATTTGTACTGCCTTTCGTCTGGCTAAGGTAACCCAAGGCCAGACTCATGTGTTCCTGCTTACAGGAACGCCATGACTTAACTGCCGAAACTAACGGCAAATCAATTTAGTGAAAAGTCCCTCTAAGCAGGGCTTTTCCTAATATAGATACATGCGATCTCATTTGGATATCCTCTTAGTTGATGATTGAATGACAAGAGCTTACAGCTCTGCCAGCGATAGTATGGTGAGCGTTAACTCCTTTCCTTACTTTCTAATCAAAGACTTACACTTAAAACATTATCCTCATAACCCATAGTCCCCTAGGGGATAAGCTCACTTGAATAATGTGTTGGGTCGCAATTTTTACATTAGACAAATCAATTATATCGGCGAAAAAAGAACAAACAACAAATATTACATAATGTGTGAGTAATGAATGGATGATTTAGGTTAGGTCAATCAATTCCAGCTAGTAGAAGCCGTTTGACATCATAGAAGCTAACTATGTACGTCTGGCACTTGACGTATAAGGCGAATTAGCCGACAATTTAACCGTCTAATGTGTAGTCTTGCACTACCCGAAAGTAGAACTACCCATTTTACTTTCCAAAAAAACCGCCAAACCTAGGCGGTTTTTTTGTATCTTAGTTAGACTGACAGCATCATTCTTTGAGCATGTCAAAATTAGCTTTCCCAGGAAAACATAGTACTATCATCGAACTCGCCTACATATCAACAGCTACATCAGATCAAACCTATCCGAATCGACTCTCAGGTGTTGCTGTTTTGGTATGCCATATTGTTGAGTGGGAGTAATGCTGGCATTGCACATCACATCCAGTAAGCATCCCTGAAATCGGCGCCATGCTTTTTTAGATATCTGACCATACGTGTCGTGACGTTCTATTTCGGCTTTTGGCACAGAGCTGCCTCTCAGATTAGGTTTGGCTCTGTGCCGCAGTTGTGTCAGGTTAAGCCTGAGCTAATAAGTATTAGCAATTCATCTTCCACAATTTTCATATCCTCCGCGTCCAGCCCTAAAAGCGGGCGCGCCTGATACTGTACTTCTTTTGCCCTCACCGATGGACGATCCAGCAGGCCGTACTGATGCACCTTTGCCATGCGCTGAACCTGGCCGGTGAATTCCACCACTGCGTCTTTGTCCGTGCCTTTGGCCTTCATGTATTTAGCCGTGCGCAGTTTGGCGAACATCTCCCGCTTGATGCGGCCTTTCTTCGCACGCAGAGGCTGCGCCCGTCGCGGCGCGAACGGCTGCCCCTCTGGCGTAACCTGCCGTTTGATTCGCTGCTGCTGATGTTTGCGCAGACGCTTTGCAATGGTAGACGCCATGGCCTTACGACTCTGCGGGGACAGGGCGGCAATCAGGCCAGCGAGGCGGGTATCAAACGCTGACAGTTCACTCATTCCACTGGCTCACTAACTCGCCGTGCAGGTAAAGCTCACGCGGCCTTTCCACCGGCTCGGGCAGCTGCGGTTCAGGAACATGCTCCACGTACAGACCGGCATCAATCTGTTTAACGATCACGCGCTCGGTAAGCTGCAAATATACGGCAATATCGTAGCTGCCATCATTGAGCATATCGGCTTTGAATTTATAGCCCGTCTGCTGTTTATCGGGTGTTGCCATGATGTCCGGCTGATGCTCACGCAACCATGCGAGAATAGGCACGATGATCAGATCACAGTCGTGTGCAAAGTCAGTAATAAGTAGTTCGACCTGATACTGGTATTCAAACGACAGCGAGCTGGCTAACGTGGAAACAATGCGCCCGTTATCCACAAACATCCGCAAGGTGTCGGGGCTGGTTTGCAGCACCGGCACCGCGTCAGTTAACGCTTTTCTCAGCTGGGCGGGTTTTAACACGGTGTTCCTCCTGGCATTGTTTGACCGCTTCCACCTGGAGGCCGCAGGCTGTCAGCGCGGCCTCCAGGTTTCTGACATCGCTGCTTAAATCGCCGTTAGTGGCGGGTGAGCTTGCCGGTATCGGGCAGCTCGTCACCGCCGGACAGCCAACGTAAATAATCTGCGGCGCTGGCGAAGGCGGGACGTGCGTGCATCCGGCTAATACCATCAGGCAGAATAGCTGCATACCAGTCGCGCATTTCCTGATTTTCATTGAGTAACCTTTGAATATGAACTTCACGATCCCGCGCCTCCTGACCTGCCCGTGCGAGCTGGGTGCGCAAGCTTTGCTCCTGGCGTTCCCGCGTCACGGCATCATCGTTCAGGCGATTAATAACGTTGTCGCGGCTTTCGATTCCGGCGGACAGCGTGCCGATGATGCGTTGCGCCTGTTCGGCTTCATCATGCAGGCCACCAATACGCCAGGTTTGCAGCCCCGCCAGCGCGCAGGCTGCCAGCAGTAACAAAATTAAAATACGCATCAGACTCCCTGCAGGCAGTAGGCCAGCTCATTCGCGCGGCGGTGCTCCAGGCCGGTGACGCGCTCGCCCTTCACAAACACCCAGCGCGGCAACTGTTCGCAGGCGTCCCGCCATCGACCTTTATTGATGAAAAACGCTAACGTTGATTTGCAGGCCGCCGTCACGCCGACGTTAAACGCAAAGGACACCACGGCGTCATACACGGGTTGCGGCATGGCAACCGGCATACAGCGCGCAATGCCTTTCTCCACCCGCATCACGTCTTCCACCAGATTCATGGCGGCCTGCCGTTCGCTGATGTGCGTTTGCGGTTTCACGCCTGCGGTGTGCCCGATGCCGTTTGTCCAGACACCCGCGCTGCACTGATAAGCGGACAGACTGCAGCCTTCAAAATCAGCAATCAGTGCCAGACCGGCGGCGGAGGTTTTCAGGGTCTGCGTTTGCGGCAGCAGCGCGGCAATCGCCAGGACGGCGGCGACGGCGCAGCGTCTAACGATTGATGGCTGCATTGATTTCTCCACTGATGCCCATTGCTTTCAGCAGGCGGTAGGTTTTGCGACGGTAATACCAGTTCACCAGGAAGGTCGCGACGCCGACGGCGGCACCGACTAAAAAGGCGATATCCTGATAAGACATCCCACCCAGCCAGGCCAGAAACACGGCGATGCAATAACAGATAAACGAGGTGATGCGCTCCATGGTCATCAGTCCCAAAGTGAAACGGTTTCACTGACTGCGGCCAGGGTGATGTCCGGCAGCTCCACCGCGTAGCCATGGGGCAGGATTGCCCCCTGTGCGGCTAAGCCAACGTTAGCCGCGTAAACCTGTTCCATCACCGACTCAGTACGCCCGTAATACCGCCAGCAGAGCGAATCAACGGTGTCACCTTGTTCGGCATAGACTCTCATCAGAGCAGCCCGATGATGCAGTGAGACACACCGGCGACGTCGCTGATCGCGTTGCGCCCGTCCCGCCACAAATCATCAACGGTGCTTTCCACGATTTCGGCCTTTTTACTGCCTTTATCGGTGGTGTCGTTATTCGGATAACGCTCCGCCAGGAAGGCCGCTGCAATAGACGCCACGGCGCGCTGATAGGCGCAGACCTTCACGCTTTCATCGTCAATCTGATCGGCGGGAACATCCGCCAGACGTGTAAAGCCCTGGGCAATCTGCGCATCGCGAAAGTTGTACAGCTCGGCGTTCACTTCGGTCATGGCAAACTTTGCGGCAGTTCTCAGCCGTTTAGCGGTGACGGTGCCCTCCAGGCGCAGCGTGTCGCGCAGCTCAACAGGATCCACATCAGGCCAGAAATGAGTGTTCTTAATCGCGGGTTCCGTCGCGGCGTCCGGTTTAGGTGCAGGTACAACAAGGGACATAATGACCTCTGAATGGGGGGCGGTGGACGCCAGCGTTGAACAAGGTCAAAGACCGGTCTCGGCTGGCGTGCCGCCCTGCGCGGGGCGCATTCTTTTTAGCTGCCGGATGCCTTTTTGATGGCAGACTCCAGGCGCTCAATGTCTTTTTTAACGCCTGATTTGCCGTCGAGAATTAAGGCACTTTTCAGACGCTCCAGGGCTAACGTGTCCTTGCCGCCGTCGCGGTAGAGATAGCCGACAATTTTGTGCAACTGGGCACGGACTTTATCGGGCATATCCTCAGCGTCAGTCAGTTCCAGCACTTCCAGCATCAGCTCAATGCTGACCGGTTCACCGGCGGTGCGGGCACGAACAGCCTGGTCTATCACTTCCTCAGTGAAAGCACATCCCGCCGTGCGGGTTCCGAACGGCATCGCTAACCGGTGTTTAAAGGCGTAGCGGGCAATGTTCAGCGCACCGGCAATATCACCGGCATCAATACGCCAGATCATGACGGTCATCAGGATGGCATCCTGTGCGCCGTTCCCTTCGGCGAGCACGCCCGACACCCACGGGGCGTATTCAGGGAGCAATTGACGTTTCAGTTCCGCTTTCGCCTGGAAGGACTGAAGTTTATGCAGCGCCTGCTTATCCGCATTCAGCTTTTGCATTTGCAGTTCGTAGCCGGTGGCGTGAGTCAGCTGACCGGCGGCCTGCTGTGCGGCGATGATGGCTGACTGTCGCAACATGTGACGACGGCAAGGGCTAATCATGAAGTTCCCCTTATTCCGCTGCTTCGGACGCTGAATCCGGCTTAACTTCTTTGAAGTTGCCGATCTTGATGTTCTCGATCAGGCAGCCGCCGCGATAATCTTCCACCACAAAATCTTCATTGATGGATTCGTAGTTTTCGATACGGTCACGCTTCGGCACTTCTTCGATATGACGGCGGTGAGTGCCGTCCTGCCAGTAAATGGACAGATTATCCAGACGAGTGATCATGAGCGCATTGGCTGGGAAGGCAGGTACGCGCACCGCCGGTAAGTTACCGATGCGCTTCTGGCTGATAATCATATCCGCCGCAAGACTTTCAGAGTTCTCCTGCGCCTTGTTCACCAGCGGGAAGTATTTGTCCGCCAGCAGCTGACGCCCGCAGATAACCACCAGGCCGGTGTCGTCCTGATAAATCGGGTCAATCATGTCGTTGGTGGCGTCCATTACCAGCGCGTCCAGATTTTCATAGTCACCGTCATCACCGACGCGGACGATTTCAGAAGTCACTGTGCCATCCTCACCAATAACCTTATCCATCACGCGTTCCGGCGCATTGTTTCGGTACTTCTGCAGCCAGCCCACATTCACGTCCTGCAACAACGGGTATTTAGCGCGGTCTGATGTTGCCGCACGCTTTACGCCATTGAAGCCAATGGTGATGCGATCCAGCGCCTGACGTTTCACGATGGCGTCACGTAAACGCGCCTGGAAGTCCTGATAGCGCGCCCAGAGATCGAGCGTGGCGTAACGGAAATGGAAATCGTAGTTCGTCTGGCGGCACTCATAACCCTCAGCGGTCAGAGTGTTGAAGTCAGCCGTCTGGCGTTCACCGGTACCGCTGGTGTCTGCGGTGCTTGCAATCGAACCGGACACGCCCACTCCGACCTTTTCACCCTTCATTTCATCCACGGGCACGATGTTAATCATCTGCAGGAACGCGGAGGATTCCTGCACGCGGGTCATCAGCGTCTGCGTTACCGACGGCTCCACGCTGAATTTTTTATCCAGGTCACCGGTGTCCACTGAGTTCAGTTCAGCAATGCGGGACAGGTAGGCGTTAAATTGAAAACGGGTTGTTTGTTTCATGCTTTTTTCCAAATTGGTTAACGGGTTAATCGCGAGCGTCGTGCTTAGCAGTCGGTGAAGTTGGCTGCATCACCCTTGCCGCCGCCGCTTGAAACGGGGCGCTGTGTGTAACTCTGCGGCGCGGACTTTTCCAGCTTGCCTTTGAGCGTGCTGAACTGTTCGCGGTCATCTTTCGCGGTTTGTTCCAGCGTGTTGAGGCGTTCCGTCAGTGAGGTTTGCAGCGCGGACAGCTTTTCATCGCTGGCTTTCAGGCCGGTTTCGACGTGTTCCACCACCACTTCCACGGCGTCATGCACGTCTTTAAAACGGGCATCATCCGAGGCGGATTTGCTGGAAAGCAGTTGTTTCACGCGAGAGAACAGTGACGGCGCGGCCGGTTTTTCTACTTCAAACTCAAACACCGTTTCTTCGGCGGCGGTAAAGAGGTTTCCGGCATCCTGCTTGCGGCCAGCTAGCGGGTTTTGCTGCGCCTTCGCGCTGAATTGCAGGTACTCGGTGCCAAGGCTGGCGGGGCTGTCGGTCACGGCCAGGCCGATCAGATAGGCTTTACCGGTATCGGAAAACGAGGGATTCACTTCAATGGAGGTGTAAACCTTCTGGCGGGCTTTCACCATCGACACTAAATCAGGCGTCGGGTCGATATCGGCATACAGTGCCAGCTTGCCTTTCAGGGCACCGTCCGCCACTTCTTCGGCGTAAACGCCGGTGACATCGCCGTACATACGAAACGCACTGTCAGGAAAATATCCCTTGATGTGCTCCATGTTGATGCGTGCGCCGTAGACCTTAGGGTCATAGGTCGCCGCCATCTGTTCAATCCACTCGCGGGTAATTTCGCGTCCGTCGGTGGTTGCCCCTTCGGTACAGATGCGAAAACGCTTTGCTTTTGTTGCCATGTGTCGGACTCCAGTCGGTGTGTGCTTCTGAGAAATCCAAGTTTCCCGACAGATGCCCAACATCGCCAGCCGATGCGGGTTGATGCTTGATGGCACAACGTGGGCAGCAGGAAAATCAGCGTGCCGCCCGTTAACGTGGCAGTCATGAAAACGACTCACTCAACCATCATCAGCGACCCACGGCGACAGGCGGCACTGCTTTACTGGCAGGGTTTTTCCGTCCGTCAGATCGCGGAGATGCTGAACCAAAAGTTACCAACGGTGCAGAGCTGGAAAACACGCAACGCCTGGGACAACGTCGCGCCCATTTCCCGCGTGGAATCCAGCCTGGAAGCGCGCCTGATCCAACTCACCACCAAAGACGTGAAAGGGAATGCGGATTACAAGGAAATGGAGGCGTTAGGCCGTTTAATGGAACGCCTGGCCAGGGTGAACCGTTACGGTCAAAGCGGAAACGAGGTGGATTTAAACCCGAAGATTTCCAACAGGAACAAGGGGGATCGTAAGAAGCCGACCAAGAACTTTTTCAGCGACGAGGCGCTGGAAAAACTGGAGGATATTTTTCTTGCCCAGTGCTTCCGGTATCAGCGTGTGTGGTACGACGCGGGGCTTAAACACCGGATCCGTGACATCCTGAAATCCCGACAAATCGGCGCGACGTTCTTCTTTGCTCGCGAAGCGTTGTTGCGCGCCCTGGCTACCGGCCACAACCAGATATTTCTTTCAGCCAGTAAAACTCAGGCTTACGTGTTTCGTGAATACATCATTCAGTTTGCCCGCCAGGTTGATGTTGAGCTAACCGGCGACCCGATTGTGATCGGGAACAACGGCGCAAAGCTGATTTTCTTAGGCACCAACTCCAACACCGCCCAAAGCCATAACGGCGACCTCTACGTGGACGAAATCTTCTGGATCCCGAACTTCCAGAAGCTGCGCAAGGTCGCCAGCGGCATGGCGTCGCAGGAACATCTGCGCACGACCTATTTCTCCACCCAGTCAGCACTGACGCACGGCGCTTATCCATTCTGGTCAGGCGAACTGTTCAACAAGGGACGGGAAGATCGCAACGACAGGATTGAGCTGGATATCAGCCATCACGCCCTGGCGAAAGGCCAGCTTTGCGGTGACGGGCAGTGGCGGCAAATCGTCACCATTGAGGATGCGTTAGCCGGTGGCTGCAACCTGTTCAACATCGACACGCTAAAACAGGAAAACAGCGCCGAAGATTTCCGCAACCTGTTTATGTGTGAGTTTGTTGACGATCAGGCGTCCGTATTCCCGTTCGCCGAGCTGCAACGCTGCATGGTGGAAAGTGCGGAGGAATGGGAGGATTTCAGTCCGTTCGCGACGCGTCCGTTTGGTTATCGCGCCGTCTGGATTGGTTACGACCCGTCGCACACCGGCGACAGTGCAGGCTGCGCCGTACTGGCTCCGCCGCTAGTAGACGGCGGCAAATTCCGCGTACTGGAACGCCACCAGTGGAAGGGTATGGATTTTGCCGCCCAGGCGAAAAGCATTGAGGAACTCACAAAACGCTACTGCGTGGAATATATCGGCATTGATGCCACCGGCATCGGTCAGGGCGTGTTCCAGCTTGTCCGGCAGTTCTTCCCTGCCGCGATGGAAATCCGCTATAGCCCGGAAACCAAAACGAAAATGGTACTGAAAGCTAAGGACACCATCACGTCCGGACGCCTGGAGTACGACACCAACCACAAAGACATCACGTCGTCATTCATGGCGATCCGCAAAACCATGACCGCCAGCGGCAGCCGCTCCACCTACGAGGCCAGCCGCAGCGAGGAAGCCAGCCACGCAGATGTCGCCTGGGCAATCATGCACGCGCTGCTCAATGAACCACTGACCGCCGCCAGCGGCGGCCAAAGCCCTAACATCCTGGAGTTTTATTAATTATGAGTAAGCGTAAATTCCGCAAGTCGGCACAAACAGCAGCCGCGCAGCAGACCAGCGGCGCGGAGGCGTTCAGCTTTGGCGACCCGACGCCGGTATTAGACCGCCGTGAAATCCTGGATTACATAGAATGCACGGGGAATGGCCAGTGGTATGAGCCGCCGGTCAGCTTTGACGGCCTCGCCCGCACGCTGCGGGCAGCCGTGCATCACAGCTCCTCGCTGTATGTGAAGCGCAACATTCTGGCCTCGACCTATATCCCGCACCCGCTGCTATCACAGCAGGAATTTAGCCGCTTTGCCCTGGATTACCTGGTATTCGGGAATGCGTTTTTAGAAGTGATCCGCAACCAGCTTGCCGACGCCGTGGTGATGAAAACGGTGCCCGCTAAATACGCACGGCGCGGCGTAGAGCCAGATACTTACTGGTTTGTGCAGCAATGGAAGGATGCCCATCGGTTCGAAGCCGGTAGCGTGTTTCATCTGATCGAACCGGACATTAATCAGGAACTGTACGGCCTGCCTGAATACCTCAGCGCCCTGAATTCTGCCTGGCTGAATGAGGCTGCCACGCTCTTTCGTCGGAAGTACTATCAGAACGGCGCGCACGCCGGATATATCCTGTACATGACTGATGCGGCACAGAGCAGCAGTGATATTGACCAGATGCGTAAGGCGATGCGTGACACAAAAGGCCTGGGCAACTTCCGCAACCTGTTCATGTACGCGCCGAACGGTAAACCGGATGGGATCAAGATTTTGCCGCTCAGTGAAGTTGCGACCAAAGACGATTTCTTCAACATCAAGAAAGCCAGCCAGAATGACCTGCTGTGCGCGCACCGCGTGCCACCGCAGATGATGGGCATTATTCCGGAGAACAGCGGCGGGTTTGGTGATTCAGTGAAGGCGTCGCAGGTGTTTGTCCGCAATGAGCTGACACCATTGCAGGAACGGTTTAAGGAATTGAATGCGTGGTTTGGGGAGGAGGTGATTAGATTTACTTCTTATGAATTGACGCCAGAGCAGGACTAAAGCCCCGAGAAACGGGGCTAAAACAATCTTTTGTCTCTTAGTTTTTATTATAAGACTTATTTTAACAGTGTTATTTAGCAGGGCGTTAGGCTGGATCTGGAAAGAAATGCTATTTTATCACGAGTTAATATTCAGCCTGCACATATATGGTTGTAAATGTATCCGATAGCATATGTAACGAGGCATACTGAGGCCATTTGTTCGAGATAGTCTCAGTATTGGCGCTCATGGAACTGGAGAAAACCTTATTCTCAATTACAATATTCAGTGTCAAGTGTACCGTGACACCATTCAGATCATATAAGTGGCTCCAATAATTTCATTCTTTCTGAATAAGTATCAAATATACGGTCATAGCGTTCTTCATCTCTCATTCTGTTATATCGATGCATCCTATCCGGAGCTGGGTTGCCGGATGAACGATATATGAAGATCTGATCCTGGATATTTCTTGATAGTCTCTTTAGGGATGCTTCATCAAAAAAACCTGTCTCTGTGATTTTATCAAGTTGTGATTCGACCTTCTCACGCAATTCATCAGCGCGGGCAACTGATTTTTTATTTTCATTAACATAACGGTAGTAAAACTGATAAACCGGAGCCAACAGGGCGATAAGTGAAAATATATTCGCTGCAGGAGGGTTAATAATAATTGAAAGTATTAGTAATACAATGCCATTAATGACTAAAATTATGGAAAGAAAATCCGAAATGATTTTTTTTAAACGTGCATCCCATCCTAGATTTTTGCTCTGACACAGCAACGTCATTACTGAAGAGGGTAAGGCAATTGAATAGTTCAAATACCAATCGGTGAGAGCTGCACTTCCATTTTTTTTCAGATGCTTGTCAGCAGGTTCAATCCACTCATGTGGTCCAGGGCGTTTGCCTGCTACTACGTCATTCCATTCCATTGCGAAGAGTCGTGTGTCAAATTCTTCCTGGATACGTGCCGCCCTTTTTTTAATTGAGCTGATATGGTTAAGTAGTAAATTGTTGATGAAAAGCATTATAAAGCCGTAAACGGTTAATGCGGTTTTCAGCCATGGAAATGTATAGTTTGGAAAAAAGCTCAATATCAAATATAAGACAGATGCTACTGTCGGAACTAATACGGCAAACAAAAAGCTGTATGCTAGATATTTTTTTACCAATGAATATAGTTCCCGCTGTGCCGCTTGTAACTTTATCATCTCGGGATGATTCTGATTTTCAAAGTAATTGTTCATCATGCCTCCTCAATCGGAAAGTCATTGCCCAGAACCTGTTGCCAATATTTTCCGGATTTTAAAGGATCACTAAACTCCAAAGCGATGGCCTCCTCAGCCAGAGTTGCATCTGTAGATGCTTTTTCCCATACTTTCCAGCGTTCATCTGAGCTCAAGTTATTGATGTCTCCCTGGAAACTTTTCTGGTCATAAACAGGAAGCAATATAGCATTGGCGAGCGATCGCAGCGCAAGGGGGAATTCTCGATCAACCCAGTCACTCATCTCACCTTGAAAAAGATTTTCATAGCGGTTAAGTAAAATAGTTTCTAAAAGATAAGAGCCGATTGCTGGCACGCCACGCTTTCTCTTCCAGTATTTTACAAGACGAATGGCATTAAGAACTTTGCCGTTATGCTTCTGATTTAAGCGAGTAGTTCGATCTTTATCAATCCTTGGGTCGGTTTTTTTCCAGTTACCATATCCGTCAGGGATTAGATAAAAATTTGTGCCATCTGATTCTGCTACAGTACTGAAGGCTGGTACGATATCAAAGTTCCAGGTTCGGCTAAGTAGCTTAAGGGTGGCAGCTTCTCCTTGCCGCTTGCTATCAGCTTTTGAATACTGTGGCACCTCTTTAAGTGATGAAACAAATTTATTTACGATTTTTCTAGAATTTATCCACTGTCCTGACTCATCAAGGTAGTTTAAAAATCGTGAATTCTCGCCGGGTGAGAGATATACAGTACTTCCATAATCATAATACGAACTCCCTTGTGCGTGCATAATGATCATCATATCGATATCGTCCAACTCTCTTATTTTTGTCCGGCGTGAAAAAGATCCGAACCACATTTTATAATTAGTTTGCATAAGAGGGAACTTATCATCATTTATTGGAAATTTTGTTATTTGCTCCTCAACAAGCCACTTTCTACTTTTTTTTCCTTCCTGGCTAGAATCAGCAGTAAGATTAACAAATTCTTTCATCAATGTAATGAATGCATTGTTCACGCTATAAGACATCTTGTAGTCCTTTATGCAGAGTAAGAATAATGTTCAGTGAGCACGAAAAGGTCGCCCCCATTAAAAGGGTATAACTACTAAGCTAGTATTTTTATGATGTAGAACAAAATACCATTGTTAACGCAGAGAAGAAGTTCGGTACACGTATTGCACAAATCACAGGATGCTGAAAAGACGAATTCATGTCAAGAACGTCGCACAATTACGCACATTGCAGTGATAGTGACCATAAGCACTTTACAGAATTTCAATTCAGTGCACAAAGGGTGCCTTGTCTATGAGGCACGTGACCGTCTAGGAAAGTGGGGTTGGTTCATTTTCATGACGCGGCACCTCAGCGCGCGCAATGTTACCCGCCTGCCCGCTTCTGACTTGGTTCACTGTTTTTAATGCATGACTAAGAGCGCCCCTAAGCCCAGCTATAGGGGCGAACAGGCATTTTTTGATCCTTTCTGGATCATGCAAATACATGCAGGTAATGCATGCATAGCTCCTCAAAGAGCTATGCACCGAAATCAATGGATTTTGCCCGCACCGTTTACATCAAAGATAACGGCAAGTAACTCCTCTTTTGCGGTTACGGCCATTTCCGCAATCCAAATGGCAACCATCTCACGTTCATCATGATCGCAATCTGTAGATGTGGCCAATTTGGCAATTAACGCGATCCTCTCCAACAATGCAGCCGTTTGTAATCCTTCCATTTCCACCTCATTTAACTGTGTATTTATACAGTATGCTAAGTTTTTTCCGATATGATTTCCATATATTTCTGGATGTTATGCATGGCAATTATCTGTCACCTGAATGCTTTGCCTGCAAAATGGACAATCCCTGCCTTGCGGTAAAAGTCCATATTGTTCAAGTGGTTTTTTGGGTGTATGTTTTCCCTACAAAACATAAGGAGTTGTTAACAATGGCTATACCAGCGTATTTATGGTTGAAGGATGACGGCGGAGCAGATATTAAAGGATCTGTCGATGTGAATGGACGTGAAGGTTCAATTGAGATTCAAGGTTTCGGGCACTCTCTGCATCTTCCAACTGACGGGGCTACAGGCAAGATCACCGGCACACGTATACATGCGGCATTAGGTTTTGAGAAAGAATTCGACAGCTCTAGCCCTTATCTCTATAAAGCAACCGCAACCGGCCAAACTCTCCAATCTGCCGAATTTAAATGGTACAAAATCAACGATGCAGGCCAGGAAGTTGAGTACTTCAACATGTATCTCGAAGGCGTTAAAATTGTATCAATCTGCCCAACAATGCACCATATCAAAAACCCAGCCTTCGAAAAGCATAACCACAACGAAAGTGTTGAGCTTCGCTATGAAAAAATCACATGGAAATATTGTGACGGTAACGTAATTTTTGCCGACGCTTGGAATGAAAGAGTGACAGCTTAAATGGCTCTTAATTGTAGTTTTGTGCTGAATGGCATGGAAACTTCCATTTTGAGCTGTGCAGGAGTCGGTAATTTTCCTGCATTCTCAGGTCGAATGGTTGGACGAAACAATCCTACCTTAACCAATGTCTCAATGACCGGAGCCTTGCCAACGGGGCGCTATTTTATTGTTAGTCGGGAGTCTGGAGGACGCTTAGGAAGCTTACGTATGGCTGCTTTGAAATACTATTACGGAGCAGGTCGGGAAGAATGGTTTTCACTTTATCGTGATGACGGAAAAATCAATGATGACACCTTCATTGAAGGTGTCAAACGTGGGAATTTCCGCCTTCATCCAATCGGGCCACAAGCTTTAAGTGAAGGCTGTATAACAATGACGGCACTTGCAGATTTTGATTATCTAAGAGCTGCATTGTTAAACACATCAATGATCGGCGTGCCGGGAACCTCATTGAGGGCTCACGGTATCATGAAAGTAACAGTGTAATGAAATGGGTCAAACGGTTCTTTGCTGCTGTGGGTTACTTACTGATATTTATCGTCGTGTTCACTTTATTCACTCAGGTAATTGATAACTTCATCACTGAGGACGCAATGCACAACTTTGCGTGGATCTTTGGTATCTATGATGCAGAGGGAATTTTAGACCTATACCTAAATACAGCGATGACTGTTTCAGCCTTGCTTGCAATAGGAGTTACTATTTTATTACATCTATATATACGGCGACAACTGGATGCCATTGATTAGGGTATAGAGTTACTAAGATAGTATAATAGCTCATACATTTACATTACTGGTACTCAATCTTTTGAGTACCAGGAGCGAACCTTAATGCATCAAAACACGTTAACGAATAGGAGCCAAACTGACAACGTCATGGGTTAATCCTTAGGTGTGGTAATTACCACTGAACTTTCAACATACCTCTTTACTGTTTCCTGCTTATCAAATTTCATTATATTTGAAAGAATGTCAAAATCCACTCCCGTACATCTTTTTAGACATTCTTGAAATTCTTTTGATGGATTTGTGTAAGTATTAAGATAAACATAATTAGTGAGGTATTTCTTATTTAATGGTTCTGAAGCCTTTCTAGGGAAATTGAGCAAGAAATCATTAATAGTAATTAAAAGGTCATCAACTGACAATATAAACATTTCCGTCAAGTCAACATACTTCATCTTTAAATTATCATCTAATGTAGATTCTACATCGATTATTTTCACCGAACCTCTAGCACCTGCACCTGAAAATAAGGGGGCTAATTTTTCTTTTACTTCTTTATCGAGTTGATTTCTGAGGTTTAACATTGCAACAAGTTGATTATAGTTACCATAGGTAGCGATAAACGAAGCTATATTCATCCATGGATATTTTTCAACATCATTCTTACGCGCGTATAGAAGCTGTGCTATCTCGTTAGGCTTGAAATCTACTACATCTATTACTACTGCAATTGTTGGAATATTTAAAGCACGCTGCAAAGGATGACTACCCAGGACATCATGGTAATTTTGCTTAATAGCAATTAAATTAGATTGCATGACCTGCATTTGAAGAATAATTGTGTTGAGTGCGTCAGCTTTGATACGTTCGTTTCTGGCGATTTCCTGATACCGATAACCCCTTATAGCTATAAAATAGGCCGTTACTGCAGAGAGAAGAACCACAAAAACTGGCATAATATAATCTTTAAACAAATTGGTCTGGCTCGCAGCCCCTACTACATCCGTAAGATGGTTTAATGCGATTACAATTGAATAATGATCGAATGATTTCATCATATTACCCTTAGAAGTTTAACGTGATTTTATCCTTACTTACGCTATCTAACCAGTATCAATGTCCGCATTTCACTCTTTGTCCCTACCATTCTTAACTGCGACTTGTTAATCAAATTCAGATTAGGCCTCACTTAATACAGATAAGTCCTATCTCAAGATGTTTTTTATTAGCTGAACTCATCCCAATCATCAACAGCTTCAAAATGCATATCGATATCACCGAACTTCATGTGAGCCCCCCGTGTTAATGCTTCCAGCTCCCAGCGATGCGCAGTGATGCCCTTTTTCATCAATTCCCGTCCAATCTCAGGCAATCGCGCCCGTTCTTCAGCCGTCAATCTTGCTGATGGAGCAACATCCCGGGCTTTCGTTGGGTCAAAACTTCGCTGCGCCTTGCTGACTCTCGGCGTTTCTGCCCGTATGCGTGCCACAATCGCCCTCACGGCGGCAGTGTCTGTCCAGTCTATAACTCGCAGGTTGTCAGAATTGGACGCTGCAGGAGCGCCTTCAGCCTGTCTATTACGCCAATTTGTTGCCTGTTTCTTTCCACCTAGCCCACAGTTATTGACAGGACTCCGAGGCGCGCCGGAGGCGCTTTTTAAGGTCAAAACCTCAACGTCAACGGCGGAAGAAACGATGCGCCATTGTGTTGTACGGGTTTCATAAACGCGGGAGTCGCCGAGGTGAGGCGCGAAAATGCCCACAACCTTTTTCACTTCCTCATCGTATGCGTTCAGCTCATCAGCAACGCGGCGAGCTACACGCACAGTTTGATCATCGCGTGGAACATTTGCGCCGCCCTGGGCTGACATGTACGCCATAAAATCACCGGCATCAGCAGCAGCGCGGACAGCTTCCACTTCTTCGTCAAAGGTTTTAGTCAGACTGATGGAACGGATGCGGCGGCACTCACGGTATGAACCCATGGTAGGCAGGCCGATAGGATGGAACTGAGGTATACGCCAGGTAGCAGCCCAGGCAGTAACAGCAGCAGCGGAGTCTGTCAGCAACTCGCCTGTTTCGTGGTCGCGCTCGCCTTCCAGTGCGTAACCGTCGATGTTCTTTGCAATGTATTTGGCGATGTAGCCAGCCGCGCCGCCACGGTTCAGGTGCTTACAGTCAAAGCGGTTTTTAGCTGCGCCGCGTTCGTCAACGTCTTCTTTCATGGCGTATTTGCGCATGATATCGATCACCCGCTGACGCATGGCGGGCTTTGTGAATAACATCATGTGCCAGTGCGGGGTCGCGTCGTGGTGAGGCTCAACAACGCGCATCCCGTAAACAGACAGGCCGCTATCCTTGAACGCGGTGCGCATTTTACTCCAGATCCCGCACAGATAACGCTGCGCATCTTTCGGGGTATAGGCTTCTTTGTCCCATGCGTGATTTCGCTGAACACGTTTTTTATCGCCCTTGCCGACCATGCGGGTCGGGTGATATTTGGAAGGGGTGGTGATGGTCAGGAACATCCCGACGTCGCCATTTGCGGCGGCATATTTTTCGGTGCCGGCGATCGTGCTCATTAACTCCATGCGACGGATTTCAGGGTTTGAAATGCTCGCCATCACTTTCTCAATCAAACTGATACGCTCGCCGGTTTCGACATTCTCCAGGTCACGGCTTTTTAGATAGTCCAGATTAGACAGTCGGCGGGAACGAACTTCACGGATAGCCTGCTTACTAGCATAGGGAGACGCGTCACGGTTAACCTTGCCGATTGCGATCAGCAATGACTCACGCCAGCGGGTACGCTGGCCTTTCAACTGACTTAACCACCAATCGGGATTTACCAGCCGAGACATGCCAGCGATGGCAGACGTTGCATCAAGCTTGCCTTTAGTGAATTTTGTCCAATACATAGGGCTGACGTTGAAGGCACGAGACATTCCTGCAATATCACGATACAGAGCGCACTGCGTATCAGAGTGAAGGAGTACCCCGTAATCTCCACCATGTTCAGCCAACAGCTGATCACAACGGTCTTCATAAATGGCCTTCAATTGTCCTGCAATATTCTGTGTGAAACGACGTAGCGGTTTGTCGCTCATGCCTGGTAACTGGTGATAAACATCGGCCTCGGAGATGAATTTCCTGGAAGCATTGATATTCATTGCATGGGCTTTATTAACCGCATCGACACGCGGCAGAATGCTGCGCCCAAGGGTATAAACCAGATATTTATTGGCTGCGTGAATGCCCTGAGTTTTGAGCAGGTACTTATGGCGGCCAGTGAAAATTTCTTGCAGGTCTTTAGAGAGGTTTTTTACTTTGATTAAAACAGCTTGCCCCTGATCGTATTCATCACGGGTAAGCGGTCTCGGCCTTTCTTGAGGGACGATTGGGGCTAGAGGTTTATTCCAGGGGAACGCCCAAACATCGGGCGTTTCAGTCTGAGAAGTAAAGCGATTGTTCTGCATTACAAACCGTCTTTGATATCAATGATCAGATAGCCAGCATTGATGCCAGCCAGAATGAGCAATGCCATTGAGAACAAAATCACTTACTCTCTCGGTAATGCTTAGCGTTTAGCTCACTGATTTCCTTGCAATAGACACACAGCTCAACGCCAGGCAGAGCTGCGCGGCGTTCTTCAGGAATAGGGCGGTCACAGTCGAGGCAATACATGGAGGAAACGCCAGTAGTGCTTATGCGGGCAGCTTGAATTTGTGACTCTAAGATCAGATCCCCTCGTTCTTGGGCAGCGTCAATAACATCAGCCATTAATGAAATTCTCCCGCTTCGTTTTGGATGCGGGTAGCCTCAACGCGTAAAGCTTCGGCGGCTTCAGTGCCGGTCATTGCCTGCTTGACGATGAAACATGCGATAGCCTCAAGACGTGCAGCGAATACGGCTGCACGATTTAAACGTTCGTCAAAACGAGCTTCATTTATGATTTCTTCCATTATTCAATCCTGTTTTTGGGCAAAAGAATGCCCGGCGAGTTGAACGCCAATTAAATTTCAGATGTATTAATGTTCTATGTTGAGAACTGAGTCGGTTTCACTAATAAAGGCCGGAAGCGCGTTACCAAACTCAATGAGTGAGTTAAGTGCTTCAATGACCTTTATTCTTTCACTGTGTCCCAATTCAAAGAAACGCATATTGATATGACGACTTTTCAATCCAGCATGGAAGCAGATCAATTTGCGCATGGTCGGCGTACTTTCATCAAACGTTTCCTGCGCAATATTTTTCTGGCTGGTCAGCATTTTTCGGATCCCGATAATATGCTGAAAACAGGCCTCTCTTTTTTCCTTCGGGATACTTTCCGAATAGCTCAATGTTTGCGATTGCATAGACACCTCAATCAAAGAAGCGTTTGTAGAAGGGCTTCCGATTCGGAACGGTTGAATACATTTGCGGTTTAGCTGGATTCCAGCGTTTGCCACCTGGTAGCTCAATCCAGCCGTGTCCAAAACTGCGGGGAGGGCTTTGTCTTTTCAGTAGTGGTGCAACTGAGATACTCATCTTCACCTGTCCTATGTTGGCTCGAGTGCCTGAAATGCAAACATGCGCTCTTTCACTATGATTCATATGATAAAGTTGTTTAGCCTCACTACCTTTCGCGAGATGAGTCAGGTCTAAACACATTACAAAAGGAGATATTTATGAGTAGAGAAGCCAAGGTTCGCGCTCAACTGACAGATTTAGTAAAACTGTTAAAATCCATCGAAACCCCTGATGGGGCGAGTTCCTCAGGATCTGATCTCAAAGGTCTTGTGAATGAAATTGATCATCTAATTGATCAAAAATTCCCCTTAGAACCTCATTTAAAAAGCTTTATCGAGCTCAACTAATAGCTTCCATAGGCCGGTCCAGACTGGCCTTATCTTCTTCTGATAAGGAAAAAATAAACATTGCAGGTATTGTGTTTGCTACTTCAGGATGGGATCTGCGGCAACTCTTAACGGCATATGCAATTGTGCTCATTACTGCTGTGACGCTTAGCTGAACTGAAATATCTAAACCTGAATCTAAGGTAATAACAGTACATTCACCATTTCGTTGAACAGATATAATTGAAGTCAAAAGGACGAATGTCCTTCCTTTATTTACATCTTTAAAATCCAAGAAAAGTATACTGTCCTGAATTGTGGAACCAATATTTTTAGGCATGCCTTCCTCCAACTTAAATATCATCTAACGTGTTACTTCGGCTCGCCCAAGCCCAACCACATTAGCCAGCCGTCACGAATCTCTTTTGGACGCTTTTCAAATGCTAATTTCATGCCTGCATTCCATGCTGGAATGTAGATCCAATTCTCTGCTCGAGCCGCAGGATTTTCAGGGTTACGCATTTCGACTACTGGCAGTTTGCCAGCCTCAATCATTGCCTTAACGGCAGCGGGAGTTTTACCAATTGATTTGGCAAATTCCGTATAAGGCAGGACATCCGACACACTTACGATTTGTTTGCTCATCTGCTAACCTTTCTCAGATCTTGACAACTGCTTATAGTCGCTTAACGACACTTACAGATGTTTAGATAATGTTGAATTCAAATATCGTGTACATCTAATTATTAGAGGATCTTGAAAACATGTCAAGCTCGATAGCAGAGAAGATTGGACTTATCAGAGAATCTGAAAGGATTAACCGTAAGCAATTTGCGGAGTTAACAGGGGTTCCATACAGCTCTTTGACATACTACGAGAGCGGGAGATCTGTTCCCCCGACGGACGTCACTATGAAAATTTTGGCGCATCCAAAGTTCACAAAATACACAATGTGGTTTATGACTGATCAAATTGCACCAGAAGCCGGACAGATCGCGCCGGTTCTCGCACACTTTGGGCAGGGCGAAACAACGTCGTCCCACTCCGACAAAAAGACTGGTTAACGCTACATTTCGACTTTTTACGTTTTATAGAATCACAGAGTCTTTGCAGTACCCACGATTCCGGAGGGCTTCAATATGTCCATTAAGAAGCTCGATGATGGTCGTTATGAAGTGGACATCAGACCGCAGGGGCGCAACGGAAAGCGCTTCCGGCGTAGGTTCGACAAGAAACATGAAGCAGCCGCCTACGAAAAATATGTAGCGGTGAATTATCACGACAAAGAATGGCTATCTAAACCGGCAGACAAGCGGCCGTTATCCGAGTTGATAGAACTGTGGTGGCTCTATCACGGGCAGAACGTGAAACACGGCAAGCTCGACAAAGCCAAACTGAATTCATCTGCAACCTGATGGATGACCCGTGTTCTTTCCAAATTGATAGCTTGGCTATTACAAAATTTAAGTCTTTAAGATTGGCGAAGGGCGTTAAGGCAACGACGGTAAACCGCAATTTGATGTTGCTGAGTGGTTTGTTTACTTACCTGAACGAAGCAGGTTTATTCCACGCTGAAAATCCGTTGCATGGAGTAACGTTGCTAAAAGGGCAGCTATCATCCATGACTTTTATGTCTGCTGATGAAATTGAGAAGTTGCTGTCTGTTTTGGAAGGGGACAATAAGCGGATTGCGATCCTGAGTTTGAGCACTGGTGGCCGTTGGGGAGAAATAAGCAGTTTGAAGGTGGAGAATGTCATTAATAACCGAGTGACTTTTCTCAACACCAAAAACGGCAAACCCAGAACAGTCCCGATCTCAGATGAGGTATGTAAGGCAGTCAAAAATCAGAAGTCTGGATTACTTTTTCCTGATGCCGATTATTTGACTTTCCGGCTGCTATTGAAATCGGTAAAGCCAGACTTACCGAAAGGGCAATCATTGCATGTGCTGCGACATACGTTTGCCACACATTTCATGATGAACGGCGGGAACATAATCACCCTGCAAAGAATTCTCGGACACGCGAATATCAACCAGACAATGGTCTATGCTCACTTCGCTCCGGACTTCCTGCAGGACGCAATTTCCTTTAATCCACTGAGGGGAAAAGCGGGGCTGGAGTGTCCACATAGTGTCCACACCTAAGCATCTTTATAGGGCTTACAGCTGCTTACAACATTTATAACTCATTGATTTATAGTGATCACGTTATAAGTGCAGGAAAAATAAATGGTAAAAAAGGCACATTTTTGTGCCTTTTGTTTTTTGAAATTCGGTAGAGTAGTGCGGCTTGTTATTGCGGGTCGCCGTTCAGCAAGGCGGAGACGCCCTGACGGTAGCGCTGTTCAAGCGTTTCGCGGCTGGTAGCGTCAACTTCCAGGTTGCGCAGTCGTCCGTCCAGAATGCCGTAAACCCAGCCGTGCAGTGTGACTTTCTGGCCGCGTTTCCAGGCCGATTGCATCACCGTGGAGTGACCGAGGTTGTAGACTTGCTCGACCACATTCAGTTCGCACAATTTATCGAGACGTTTTTCTGGCGACAGTTCGCCCAGCAGGGAACTGTGTTTGTACCAGATGTCCCGGATATGCAACAACCAGTTATTGATCAAACCCAGTTCAGGGTTTTCAACCGCCGCCTGCACACCGCCACAGCCGTAGTGACCGCAGATAATCACGTGTTCGACTTCCAGCACGTCGATAGCATATTGCACAACGGAAAGGCAGTTAAGGTCGGTGTGGATGACCAGATTGGCGACGTTACGGTGAACGAAAAGTTCGCCTGGCTCCAGGCCAGTCAGTCGCTCGGCGGGGACACGGCTATCGGAACAGCCAATCCACAAGAAACGGGGTTTTTGAGACTGGGAAAGGCGTTCAAAGAAACCAGGATCTTCGTCAATCATGGTTTTAGACCAGGCTGCGTTGTTACTGATGAGTCTTTCTATGTCATTCAT